CAGATACAACCATTGTTTATCGTCAATTTTAAAGGGAAGCGACTATGCATAAAATTCTTAAGGGTATCTTATACGGCGCGGTTATCGGCGTGCCATTAATTATTGTTCAATTACTTTGGGGGCTTTGACATGGAATATTATGACTACACCGTTGGGCAACATTTTTTACCCGCGATCATTAATGATGATTGCATAACTACACGTCAATACTTTAGGAAATAAGACCATGCAAGCCAAAGGAATGCTACAAACAATCAAACGATTAGTGCTGTTCATACTTGCCCAAGCGGCCATGGGTGCCGTGTTTAAAGACAAGAACAAACGTAAACGCTAACGCTAACTGATCAACCCCTGAAAGCGGCCGTCATTGGCCGCTTTTTTTGGTCAGATGTAATGAGAGGTCAAGCCAGTTTATTGCATTCAATGGATAGCAGACTATGGGTTCAAGCTTCACGCCGTGCTCGACCAGACCAAGGGTTTGGTCATTGGAGTACAGTCGCAGTGTTGCATGTTGCTTTGACGTGGGGCTTGGGTGGTACTCGACCACGATGAACGTAGGACAGCCCGCGGTCGCGTGTTTAACGTGGTAACTAATCTGGTGTGGTGACAGATTCACCTTCAGGCCCTTGCTCACCACCTTCAATTCGACCATTAGGAACTTCGAATTTAAAGCTACCAAAAGGTCTGGCGTCCCCAGATTTACCCTCGACTCGATCCGCGTCAATATCGCCTGAGTTAAATTCCGCTTGATCCTCTGGTAAAGCTTCGCTTCCTGAGTCATTTTCAATTGTCCTCACGTCAATATCTTCAATAGTACCTTGCGCGCCACCGTAGATTTTTTTGATTTCCTCAAGCTTGCGCATAACTTCTTCTTTGCTCATGCTGTCAATCGTACCGTGCCGGATTTCTTTGCGGTCAATATAAATGCTGCCCAAAGCTTGCCCTCTTCGGTACTCCGCGGTCACCGCAGCACCATAGTTTCCCGCTTCCAATGCCTTATCACGAATATCCATCAAGTCGCGCATGTGCCGCTCATAAGTCGTGCCATACTTTTCGGCCACTTCCCGCCTGAATTCTTTGATAGCGGCCACCACGTGGGGGTTTTTGACGGGGTTGGTCAGTGTGTTGGCCACACGAACAGCCATGTTATCCTGGTACCCCGCCCGAAGTGCCGCTTCACGTGGGGTGACGTGACCTTCTCCGGCAACAAGCTCCTGGACAAAAGTCCACTCTCGACTGGTCAAGCTTCGCTTCTGGTCTTTCAAGGGACCCACGTCAGTGGCTAGCCGCTCTTCCATCCGTGGGGAGTACAGTGGGCTTTCCAGTGTCGGATCGTTCTTTAGTGCCTTGGGCTGCCGTCCCCGAGTACGGCCTGATGTCGGACCCATTAAGCGATCCTCCGAGCAACCCAGACAGAATAGTTCGTGGGCATCGGTCGAACAGTAAAGACCCTCGTTGGATACCTACGCTTAAAGCTTTTGAGTGCATTCCTGACTTTAGTCGCCTGCGCGGCACTATAGACTAAGAAGTAATCATTCACAATTAACGCCTTGAACGGGTAGCGTGAGCGTCCGTTCTTTTCCGCAGGCATCGTATGCCCGCGACTGGCGATCCCCGTCCTTTCCACGGGCTTATCAAAATGTCTTGGCATAACAGTCTCCTTGATTTGACGTAATAGACACCCGTAACGGGCGTAAGCACCGCTACAAGCCTAAATACTACCCTAAAAAGCACCACTAGGCAAGAAAACACCACCAATCCAAGCCCAATCCCCCTCAAATTAGGGCAAACATTACGGCAAAAAAACAGAGACGTAATGGCGCGCGTCACGTCAAACCCAGGCAAACCGTTAAAAGCCTCGAAACACACCACTAAGGGCAACACTAAGGGTGCTTACGGCACATTACGTCAAAAAAAATAAACGGGAAGGCAAAACATTACGTCAAACTTTATAAGGGGTGTGTTACATACAATATTAAATATTTCTTAGGAAAAAAGCCGCGCGCGTACCCCGTAAACTAGATACTTTTATTACGTCATTACGTTACACCAAATCTGACGTAATAAGTACCCACTTGAAGAACCGCATGGATAAAGGCTCATTACGGCATTACACTATAGGGGTGTTACGGACGTGTTTTTTTTCGTTTTGTTTTTTTGTATGTAACACACCCCTTACTAGATTCAACGTAATGCTGTTTTTCGATTCAACGTAATATGCCGTAATAAGTACCCACTACAAAGCAGAAAAAAACCTGTTGTATTATATTGCGCAACAGTGCTACTATTGCCCTGTAGCGTTTTACACAGTACTTATCACTTACTTTTTGTACCAAACCAAAATACTGGAGAAAGATCATGACACACTTTAAACAACCCTGCCCCGTGGGCCGTGAAGCGCGACTCACGCCATTTGGCTCTCGCACCCTGCTCCGAGACGCTTCTTACCATCTGTCTGATGCTGAGGTTGCGCGACTGATTGCTGTCTTGTCCCCTGCCGTTTCTGTGACGGATGAGGGTCCAACAGTTTTCCTGTCTGCTAGACAAGTGGTGTCAGGTGGCGACACGGCTTTTTATCTTGACTACGATGCTGTGGACGAGGTGGAGCCCGACCCTGACCTCCACAGCTATGCTGACCACCCCGACTTTTCACTGTAAACCGACAAGACTGGAGATTGACATGCCAAAGCCTGTTTTCAAACCCAAGCAGCCAAGTGTCCCTTCTGCCCCAAAATCCCACCAAAAGCCCGTACAGCCCACTGGTGAGGTTTTTACCCCAAACACTAAGAAGGATGCCCCAAAATCCTCCGCCTCTCCTACACCACTCAGATCCCCTCCTGACCCCTACGAGGTTGTCACCCAAGATCTCGTGACGTTGCACGTCCGTGTGCCGTTGTTCGTGAAGCGCGAAGCGCGGTCCGCGGCCCGTGCCTCTGGAGTCACGTTGTCGGCTTACGTGCGTGCTTGTCTGGTCAATGCCCTGCCTCCTGCCCCCACTTCCACCACCACCCACGCCACTGCCCCTGAGAAGCGCGTAGGGGCTCTAGGACACGTATATCAGCGTCTGGTCGTGTGGTTTGCTGGGGTGAGGTTCTAACAGGCAAAGTAGGCATTCAAGCCTACACGGCTCAATGTCCTTGAGCCGTGGTCCGTGGACCGTGATCCGGTCTGTTTATTTCGATGATCTCGCCCTCTTCAACGTTTTCAATATTGAAGAGCTCGTCCTCTTGCAAGACGGGTCCGATGAAGGCGAGCTGTGAGCCGTCCTTCTTGGTCAGGTAGATCAGTTGTAGGCGGTCACCGGCTTCTGGTTCAAGAAGCCTGATGGCGCCGTCTAGGTGCGTGCCGAAGAGCAGGCGTCCGTTGTTGTCATTGATCGTGTTCATGTTGAGATAATACCTCAACGAGCTTCTCAATGTAATGACCGGCTTTCTTTAGTTCTTGTATGCTTTCGTCCTTTGTCCCCATTCGCATGATGTACTTAAGCGCCCCGCCTCGGTAGTAGCCGATCTGCTGCTCGAGCGGCCAAGTGTCGACCACGGCCCAAGGCTCCACGCCCATCTTCTTGTAGTGCTGTCCGCCCTCTTGTCGGTCGTTGGCGTCTAGGCGAGCCTTGAGCAGGTCGCCCAGGGTCTGGGGCTGTGTTCGGGGTTGCTGTCGTTCTTCTGTTAGTTTCATGGTGTTCTCTCTGTAGGGTTTGTTGTTATCCAAAGACGCCTCCACTGATCCAGTTTAGATATTGCCGGTTGACCTGGTGCTGTTGTGTTGGGTTGCGCTTGGGCACCAGAGCGTGAGCCAAGGCCCGCATGTGCTTGGCCTCTTGCGTGAGTTGGGTCTCAATGGCCGCGATCTGTAAGGGGTCCACTGCGCGGCGTTTCGCTTCTTGCACTTCGCGACGAGTGGCGGGCTTGGTCGCGTCCGCTTTGTCGCCCCGTACATAAGTCGCGGACATTGCCGTGCCCTTCTGTGTCCATTTTTGAATGTACACGCCTCGTACCCACTTCATCAAGGCCAGAGTCGCTTTGGCCGCGGTAATACTACCGCCTGCTAGGTCGGCTATTTCCAGGGCGGTCAAGCCATTGGGGTGGCGGGCGATGACGCGCGCGATCTGTGCTTGCAGCGGGTTAGGGGACTCGAAAAAGTCGTTAAAGGTGGTGGGGTTGAACTTATTTTTGTGTGGCCCTGTGCTCATGGGTTTAGCTCCTTGTACGTTGCCATTGCCCCGCGTATGAACCCCATTTCAAACGCTTTACGTAGCGTGAAGATGCCGAGCTCCGCCTTGGGCGAGTTGTCAATAAACTCTTGGGCGCAGACGCCCGCTTCGTTCTGTGCGCGGATGAACATTTTGTCGCGCTTCTGTCGCTCCATGTCGCGCCATGCTTCCTCTTCTTCTGGGGTTACTTCATGGGCACTGTGTGTGTTTTGTGTTGCATTTGTGTTCATTTGGATTCTCCTTTGCCCGTGAGCCGTGTAATGAGGCTCTGGGTCTCTTGTTCTGCAATACCGCTCTCACGGACGTTGCGACTAATCTCAGCGAAGGTGTAGTGGCGTGTCATGAAGATCAGGACGGTCAAGTCCACGCCTGTCAGAGTAAACTCCTTGTCCTTGTTGTCCGCCAAGTGTTGTTCCATGGCGGCGAAGGTGGGTGCGGTAAAGATTTCGTGGTTCATGTTGCTCTCCTAGTTATTGTCACAAAGGTCTGGTTTGGTGCTGTATTCGCACATGTCGATCATGTCAGCGGGGTTGCCGGTACGTCTGCTGTAGTTAAGGCCACCGTCCACGGATATGGCTCCGCACTTGCATGTAACAAAGTCATGGCGGTGCTTGGACACGATCAGGTCTCCGCACTTCCTGCATTGCGAGGCATTGCGGGTGAGGTACTCTTTAGTCACCTGTTTCTCCTTTACCCACAAAATGGGCGGGTGGGTTTTCTCATACTCAACGACCAGCAGGGTTAGTGGCCACACTTGTTCTGTCTCAAAGGTCTCTAGCCACCTTGAAAAGCGTTCCCAGTCTCTGTCGTGCATAGGCGGTAAGGCAATCTCTTGTGGGTATCCTTCTTCCCCGTGGACATCTATCCGACCTGCCGCCCAGCAGTCACCGTGCGCTTTAATCCAGTCCTCATTGATCGGACCCATCCAGTTTGTGCTGTATGAGATCATGTGTTTCTCTCCTTTTAGTCTATCTATTGATATACACACTGCTCTCTCATGCTTATGTATCAATTGTCATGTCTTACTCCTTTTAGTTTGGCTGCTCTATGGCAGCGTTATCTCAAACGGTGTGAAACACATCAGCAGCGCAGTCCATTCGTGTTTCATGTTCCTAGCGTTTTGTTAACATGCGTGTATATCAAGTCACTAAACGAGAGCTTTACTAGTGCTTCGCCACTCAACTCGGTGCCGTCGGCGTACTCCCCATAGCAGAAGTAAGCATCAGAAAAGTCAGGAGCATCATTCGTGTCGATGCCGTCTACTTCTAGGGTGTCGTAGTTAATCTGTTTCATTTCTCTCTCCTGTTCTAGGCATTAAACTAGTTTATGCACACTTTTATGCACATAAATATACACAAACCATACACTTTTGGTAACTTTATGTAGACTTAGCCAAGAATGCGCTCGTACTTCAAGTCAGTGCCGTTGAGAGCGTCCAGTTCTTCCTCAGACAGTTCCGTGCCATCGGTATAAAAGCCACGGCTGAAGTAAGCGTCACAAAAGTCAGGGTAGTCGCGGTAGTCGATACCATCAATCTCCAAGGTGCAGTAGTCAATGCTCCGTTCTTCGCGGACCAAGTCACGTAGGTCGTCAATCACGGCCATGGTGGTGCTGCTCAGGTTGTCCTTGGTCTTTAGTTCGTCAATCGCGCGCATGAGTAGTTGTACGTTCATCTTTCTCTCCAATCAGTATGTTGTTATTTGCTTGTCAGTACGTTGTCGGGACGTTTGCTTCTTCGCTTAATGAGGACATGCTCTTGTAGTACGCCCATTTGGCGAGCGTCTCAGGGTCCTCGCTTGGTGGCGTCCAGCCATGGCGGCGAAACAATGCCAAGACATCTGTCCGGACAGCGGGTGTGTAAGCTTGGTGTTCGTCTTTAAGTACCATTTCTTTCTCCAGTATGGAAGGTATGATTAGTAGCAGGTGGTGGTGCAGTTGCCCTCGTAACAACAGGTTTGGCATAGGATAACTTTGCCCTCTGGTGTGACAACACGGGTGGAAGTGCACTGAGCATAGACGGCGCCCGCAAAGAGCAAGCAAAATACGCCAAAAGCAACTTTTTTCATTTCTTTTTCCTTTCTAAGGTTTGTTCAACTTTGTCGGCCCATTTGTTAAGAGCAACATCGGTACGCGACAAAGCCAATTTAAAACAAGAAACCACAAATGCCAAGGGTAAAAACGCCACATAGAAAAATAAAATCACCCACGTAGAGGCGATAGTCAAAAGCTTCATGACAGTGTCTCCTGAATTTCGTCTTCCAAATTAATCAGAGCGGACTCGCTCAAAGCGCCCAGCACACGCACCTTGCGGGGCTTCGTGGCCCGTGGGCCGAGGACCAAGATATACGCATCGGTGATATCAATCTGTTGCGGCAGATCGAAGTCGGGATCCTGTGGTAGTACGCTATAGCGTACGTGAATGTCGAAGAGGGTTTGTGATTCAAAAACGTGGGACATATATCTTTCTCCTTGGTGCTACGGGCTCGGGTTTGTCTGGTGCGGGTGGTTCTGCCACGATGGTGCTCTTGTCCACGGGTCCTGTCAGTGGGGGCGGGATCAAAAGCTCTTGAATCGTGGGCCGTGGGGTTTTGGCCAATGCTAAGGCCAGCGCTTCGGCCGCTGCTTTAGCGCGCGCCTTAGCGGTCACGGGCTTGCGGCGTTTGCGCTTGTCGCGTGCGCCCTTGGGGCGACCCATTTTCTTGGGTTGGGGTGGCACTAACTCGAAGGTCTCCGCGCCTGGTGAGGCTTCTTGCAATAGCCGGTTGAACTCTCGTTCAATGGCGCCCATGGCAGCGTGGCCGATGGTGCAGTCCAGATAGTCTTTTATCTCGCGCAGCATGTTGTAGTGGTCACGGCGGATCATGATCGTGATCCACGGTTCGCGGCGCTTGCTCGGTGACGTTGGCTTCATTAGCCAATTGGCGCGTGCATATTTTCGTTTGTCGTAAGTCACACTTTCTCCCTCTCAACCACACTTATGATACATATATCCCGCTATGATATACCCAAAAAAAAACCCACGCAAGGCGTGGGCAAAAAGTCCCTGTTAGGACTCAAGGAGAATTACCATTGCATTATACTGCTTCTCCCCACGAAGGTCCAATTTCTACATCAACGCGTGAGGGTACTTCCAAATCTGCGGCTTGGCACATGAGTTGTGCGGCCTCCTCGGCTTCCTCTCGGTTGTTGACACTGAGGGCAAGTTCATCATGCACTTGAAGCAGGATATTAAAGCCCGCTTTGTGTAGGCGGAGCATGGCCGCTTTGGTCTGGTCGGCGGCCGAGCCTTGGATCAGGCGGTTCAAGCCCTTGTAGGTCATGGCGCGTTTGACGCGTGGGCCGTACTCCACGACGGCTTGTTCGTAGGGCAGTGCCTTGTTGATGCCCCACGCCACGGGCTCAAAGAGCGGGAAGCGGCACTTCCTGCCCAGTAGCGTGCGGATGCACCCACCCGATGCCGGATGCTCAATGCGACGCATGACCGCGTCAATCGTGCCACGCAGGAACGGGACCTTGGTGTGGAAGTCTCGAATGATTTCTCCAGCCTCATCAACAGGTAACTCAAGCTGTGCGGCAATTTTATTCTTCCCGGCGCCATAAGTTATGGATAAGCCCAAAACTTTC